CCGCAACAAGACACGGCAGGAACCGGAAAGGTATATCTTGAGTCGATGCGCCGCCCCCAGAATCCTGTATCCTACGTAAACGCCAGTATATAAACGTATAGTAGCTGCTTTGGTCTGGTGCAGGCCACACATTTATCTGCGGGTAAGCCACGGACGGGCCCGGGTTTGTTGCCCCCGACTGCCTGTTTATCCAGACCTGTATGGGTCTACCTTGCGCGTTCTTGTTCGGAATCGTTGAATAGGTATCCACGCTAATTCTGGATATGTTTATATCAACCTGATTCTGGCCCGTGCCGGTGCGAACTACTTGGTCAAGCAAATCTATGGTGTCCACAGGCAAATCATACGTTATTGTGCCCTGCGTCAAAGCAACCGACCCCTGCTCAACAGTCCACAGATTAATCCCGCGATTTGCCCATTCTATCGTCAACAAGTCAAAACTACGGCGAGCCGTCTTGAAGTCATAGCCGGTACGTAATTCCCGCCCACAACGCTCAAAAGCCTCTTCCATAATGTTTACGAGGTCTAGGTTAAATACGCTGGTGCCTGATGTAGTCATCTAAATTTAGCCGTCTTTTTCGCTATACGTTTGGGTTGGCTAACAAACTGCTTCCCCGCCTTAGTGCCTTCTCGTTTCGCTCTGGTAGTCACCGCATATTCCTGCTTCGACAGACTTTCCCGAGCCTTCTTTGGTAAATAACGTTCCCCAGTGGCTTTAGAACCTTGAGTAGAGGGCTTGCCAGACTTGGTTCCCCAATCCTCTTTAGTCCACTTGGAAAGCGATTTTTGCGCCTCCGTCTTTTCACCTCTATAACCGCCGCCAGACTTCTTATATTGCTGCGTGGCTAACTGGGCTTTACGAGCAGACCATTGCCCGGGCTTCCCGCCTTTACCCCCAGCTTTTACGCTGGCAACAACTCTTTTCCATTTGGCTTCATCAGTACGCGCCATTTACTTGCCACGCATCTTCTTAAAGGTTTGCGCCAATCGAGCGCGTTGACCTATCTTACCCGGTTTTTTAGCCGCCGCAGCAAGTTTTTTAGCAGGTATTTTCTGCCCTTCTTTAACGCCCAAAGATTTGCGTAGGGCCCCGGGTTTCTTAACAGCTTCCTGAATCCACTTGGCCTTACCGCCTTTCTTATAAACCGTCACCTCGTTAGGGTTATCCTTACGATATACAGTCTTACCGCTAGGCATCTTGGAAGGCGCTATATCTCCCATGCCGCGACTGGGTCTCATACCATTTTCCCTCGAGTTTTACCGCGCTGGGCGCACCCATCGGCACGTTTGGAAGCTGAAGACTTAACTGAACCGCCAGACCGATATCCAATAGAACCGCCAGTTTTCTTTTTTGGGAGGGTTTTACCCTTTTGGTGTCTCCTGTTAGTTCTGTCGGGCAACTCCATACCCAGCTCTTCATCGCGTATCCGCGCCGAGGTTTTAACCGAACGTGGCAAACGAATTGAGACAGGCGCCCCGGATTCGCTTTCAGTATCCCCATATACATTTCCTAAAAGATTTAAAACGCCTGCCAAGCCATATCCTTTATATCCTTCATAAATTGCAGAAACAATGTTTTTGTCTTTTAAAAAATCGTTTACAGATTCTCTTGATGGAGCATTAAAGTTGTATTGATCCTCAACAACATACGACCCGTCAGGAAGCTGACGGTATGAAGCCCCACCAAGCGTAGTTTCCATCCTGTACGCAGGGTCGGTGTAGCTGTCCTTTAATATGTCTAGCGGGCCCTCTCCGGGGTTTCCAAAATTTGAAAATCCTTGCGGACTGTAATCGCCGTAGCCAATAGTTCCAGACGATTTTTCACCCAGCTCTTCATCCTTTTTAATCGCATACCGTATAGCGTCTAAATCTTTTTCTGTGAAATCAGATTCCGTAATTGGCGACCTATCACCTAACAAATGGTTAATATATGTGCGCATGTTTACTGGAACCAAAGCATTTTTTATCTTTTTACTTGTGCCAGCTCCGCCTTCTGAGAAGCTTGGTGCAGCATCTATAAGTTTTTGGCTCTTTGGTTTGTTAGTGGGCATTAGCACATCTTTCCTCGAGTTTTACCGCGCTGGGCACACCCATCGGCACGTTTTGAGGCGGAAGATTTAGATTTGGATTTAACAGCACCGCCCTTCTTTTTACTGGTACTTTCGTATCCTTTATTCATAGCTGCGTCCTGTTGAGCTTCTTTTGCTTCCCTAATAGCATCCTGTCTAGCTTCATACGCTGAAGTACCGCGTTTCGGGGGTATTTCCATATCCATAAAATTCTGAAGCTCTTTTTCAGTCATTAATTTTTCTTTCTTAGCCATTAGCTGCACTTCCCGCCCATAGCCATCTTGACCTGCTTACCCTTGGTCTTGCCTTTCTTGACTACCGGGCCATCAGCCGCTTTGCGGTACGAACCGCCAGATTTGCCACCTTTCTTTGCGCCTTTACCTTTCATATCTTTCATTTCTTTTTCCTCGATTTTGATTTAAGCACTTTAGCCAGCTTCCCCACTTTGGTCTTCTTCGACATGGGCTTCCCGCCTGCGTCGGCGGACTTTCCGCCAACTATATTAACCCCTAGAGCTTTCATGCGACCCACCTTGTTTATTTCTTCTGAGTTCATCAATCTTAGCTTCCAACCTTTCAAAACCCGCATCAAAGCGTTCCATGATTTTTTCAATATCATCTCTAACCTCCTTGCGGGTAATATGTTCACGCGCAATTTCTTCGCGTGTTTTATTAAGTAGTATAGCCAATCTATTCAACTCTTCAAATTTATCCCGTAAAAGAAATCCCATCGCCGCCACAATTACTGAAAGTATTATGTTCCATATTTCCATGTTAGCAATTCCATGCTCTCAAGCTTTTGTTTATACGGCTGTTGGGGTCAGAAGCAGTTTTTTTGCTAGTCAGCTTCTTCTTCATTCCTTTCATTCTGGCACAGAATGAATCCCTACGTGAGCCACCTTCCGGCTGCGGGCGCTTCAATCCCGGCTTACCCGGGTTGGCTTTATTGTAAGACGCCCTACCCTTGGCGTTTAAGCCGCCTTTCGGGTTTTTACCTTCTTTTCGTTGCCACGCAGGAGTTTTAGCCATTCCTCCCCCTCCATTATTTTTTGTTTTATTTTTGCGGAGTAATCATGGGATACAGAACATCCGCCCCAAAATCACCCATGTATTCCTGAACACCCATATGCCCCAACTTGATTGTGGGATCTATCCACACCTCAAACCCATGCGCTCTAACACGGTCGCAAAACAAAAAGTCTTCCCCAATATAACCTTCGGGGGTTAATTTAAAATCAAACATTGCAGTCAATCTACGACCAGAACGCGGGTCATCGTACTGCCAATCCGTATGTTCTCTAGCCAGTGTCTCAAATACATCCCTTCTGACCATCATAAACGCCGTAGCCACACGCTCCGCCCGAACCAGACCCATACCATTCATCGTCAACTGCTTACCTGCGTCTTGCTCTAAGGTGGTGATATACACGGTATCTGTACTACGGGTACGTGGTACGCCAGCAACAATGCCTTTTTTGGGGTCTGAAGTCCACGCAAGCAAACGAAACACATCGTTGTGGTCAAAATTAATATCGGAATCAATAAAAAGAAGGTCGGTACATGGCGACTCAAGCATATCCTGCGCCAGCAAATTACGCGCACGGGAGACAACAGAACACCCGCAAATACTACCTATTTGAATGGTAATACCATGTCGAACGGCTGCTTGAGCGAACGCCGCTAAAGATACCGCGAGTTTCAGGGAAACTTTAAAGTCATAAGCTGGGAGAGCGATAAACACACTTCTCCCAGCTAAGTCGTACTCCTTGTTAGCCTGCATAAATTACCCGTAAAAAGCTGTAACCGCAGCCGCACCGTTTATGTCAAGATATAACCCATTTTCAGCTAAAATACCTTCTCCGGGTATGATAACATTGTGGGTTCCTACATCAGCAGTGCTAATAGTAAGCAGAGCAGTCCCAGAAGCAGCAGAAGCGTTATCGTAAACAATAAGCGCAGCGCCAGCAGAAGTCACTGTTACATACAAGCCTTTCAGACGAGTCCTGTAATCCACCAAAGCTCCGTCAGCGACAAGATACTTTGATTTTACATCATATTGCATAGCCATTACGACCCCCCTACTATGAGTTGGCAAACGGAGTAGCAGGAGTCCCTGTTGTTAAGATAGAAGCACCCGTAACGTACCACATGGTAGAGTTCAGCGCCGTTACCTGCACCCATGTACCTATAGCTCCGCCCTGTGTGGAACCATTGAAGTTTATGGAACGCGTTGCTGTGCTGCTCGCAGCATACCCAGCCATTGCGCCAGAGGTGTCTACGTCGATAACCGCTATAGAACCCATCATATACTGGGACGCAGCGGTAATTACTTTCCACGTAGTAGCCGCAGTTTCCAGAACAAATGTAAAACTCACGCCCATATTATTTACTGTATTAGGGTCTGAGCCGGGGCCGGAAGAGACAGGGTCTGCTGTAGCATCTAGTGTAGGAAGCGTAACGACCAAAGTAGCGTCGTTAGTACGAATAATTTTGCCCGCATAGGTAGGAACATCCAGCGTTATAGTGTTCGTGCCGTTTGGGAGATTTATAATACTGCCCGGGCCCTGAGTATAAAAACCATTAAGTGAGCGAACTGGGCCTTGAAACGTAGTAATAGCCATAAGTTTTAAATCCTCGTGTAGTAGCACTTCTCATACCGTCTCTACTACGTCTGCCAAGCCAGTCGGTATGAGTATTAATCTTGGGTCTGTTTCGTTATAGCACCAACACATTGCCAAGTCAACTCAAATAAAAAAGGGGGCCGAAGCCCCCTTCATAACCTATTTAATTAACTAGGTTTAAGCTGCGCCTTCCGAGCCATACATGCCCAGCGGGTCACTCCAGCCGAACGAATAACGCTCACGGGCCTTGTACCGTACGTTCCCGGTATCAAAGTCTCCATCCATTGACGTAGCCATCGGAGTACGAACAAAATGTTTCATACCGTTTGGCACATCCGTGGTCAGGAACCAAGCATCATTGTCAGTCAAGAAGTGGTTAACGGTGTATCCTTCAGGGATCGAACCGTTGCTCTTCAGGGCGTTAATGTCGTTATCCGCTGTACCAACACGCAGCTCAGTTTCAAGCAGGCGGGTAGCCACAAACATCAGTGACGGCGGGATAACCAGCTTACGCGGCTTGGCAGCAATCAACAGCCCTCGCTCATCCGTCCAGCCAGCAATCTGAATAACGGCGGCTTCCAAAGAAGTCTCGTTCAAATCAGCCGCTGTAGACGGGATGTTTGAGTTAGTGCCACCAGAGACCGTGGGGTGCGTAGCACTAAACAACGGTTTGCCGTCGCCACCGTTATAGCTGGTGGAGAAGCCGTTATTCAGTACAGCAGCAGCTTTAGTCTGCTTGGTGTATGCCATAGCCCGAGCAAGAGCCTTGGTGTACCGGGACGACAGTGAATCGTACAGGTTGTCCTCAATGGCCTCTTCAGTCAGTGAGAAACCAAGAGCAATCGTCTCGTGGTTGTACCGAGCAGTAAACACTTCCTGCGCGTTATCGTAGGCTATCGCACTGCCTTCGTTCTTCACCGGGGCGGCGGAGAAGCCTGACAGCTTGGTTTCCTCTTCAAACGAACGCTCTGAAGTCTCGGTATCAAATATCTCCTTATGCTCTTCGCCGTATCGGGCATATTCCAGACCGAAAAGGGCGTTCAAGCCGGGGAGCAGTTCTTTAAGTAATTGTGCGCGTGAAATTGCCATTTATGTTCTCCTTAAATGCCGGTCGGGTTAAGATACTGATGCCCGCCTGCTACAGTTTGACTAGTCACGTTAGGCGCGTTCCACTTAACAATAACCTCAGTGTACGAACTTGGGTAACCCGCAATAGCTGTTTCTGGGACAACATCAATAATACGGATTGGGAAAGTTGCCGTAGTACCAGTGTTATCGTCTACTGCTACAGCAGAATTACCCGTAACGGTAGAACCGGAGTTCTGAACCAGAACAGTGTTGTTGCCAACAGCAGTACGATTTACATACCCGATTGTGGTAGTAGCAGAGACAACAGCTACTTTAAACAGTGCATCCGGGTCGTCCAAAACGTAGCCAACAATATCACTAGCCACGGTATCCGCCGCATAATACTGGCGGAAAGTCAGACCATACTGCGGGTCTGTGTAACTGCAACCCAGAAAAACACCAACTGGGGTAGCGGTGTCCGTGCCGACATCTTTCTGCAAAAGACCTGAAGAATCCAGCTTTACAACGTCACCATAAAAAATAGAAGTATCGTTGCCGGAGCCAATAGGAATTGAACGGGTAGAGCCAGCAAAGACCTGCCCACCGATCAAATTGATCGGCCTAAGCCCGTAAGGGGCTGAAACGGAAGGATATGCCATTTAACTTCTCCTAAAATTGTTTAAGTTTATTTACCTTTTCCAAACGACGTTGTGGACTTACGCTCCTTAAAAAGCGGCATCCTTGGGTCGTTCTCGCGCATAAAATTGTTGTCCACAGACTCAATCTGGTCACGGTTTTTAGCGGAAAAATACTGTTTCCGTTGTTCCATGAACTCTTCAGGAATCTTGCAAAGCAACAAACCTGCTACCTCAATGTTGTCTTTAAAACGACTATTGGGGTCAACCATCAATTTGAATTTTGGTTGTTCTTCAATCCTCACAGGCTCCCACCCTTCTCGCAATTTTGCGGATATGTTTCGTGGGTCTGCCATGCTCAGGGTCGAGACTCTAACCCACCTGTATGCGTACCCCGGCTGCTTATCTGGTTCCGGTAATGTTGAGGCCGGTTGCCAAGACTTAGGCCGTTCGGTGGCGCTACGGGTTTCAAATTCGCGTGCAAGATCGTTTCTATTAGCCATGTTATTTCTCCGTATTCAGTTTCTGTTGTGCCCGGGCATATTGCTCGGGAGTCAAACCCAGCTTTTTCGCAATACTTACTTGCGATGCTGTTAGCTTCACCTTGGTGGAGGATGTGCTTCTGGATGCCGGAGCAACCACTGTGGCAGGTTTGCTACTTTCTGCGCGGGCACCGGGCTTGCCGCCCCCGGTCGTCGTTTTTACTTCTTCTTCAAACATTTCAGGGAATCGGCGGCGCATTGTGGTGTCAATGTTCTGCCAATATTCATCAGTACCAACATATTGCCTGCCGTACTGGTTCTCTAATTTCTGGTGAACTCCCAGTGCCAACGCAGTCATATCCGCGTGTTCTGGACTACCCCACCACGTATTACGCTTTTGCCACGCAATCGTTTTTTCGTCCACCTGTGGTTTCTGTACCACTGATGGCTGAATATTTACACTAGTTTCTTCCTCTTGTAAAGGGGCAGGTTTAAAGTTCTTAACCTGTTCCATCTTATATCCGGCTGCATTGAGCTTCTCTTGCGCCGCTAACAGTAGGTCAGAATTACCCGCTTCGTAGGCTTCTTTATACTGTCTCTTCGCCGCATCAAGCTCCAATTCCGCCGCCTGCTTATACGTATCAACGAGGGTTTGTTCCCCCCGACTCAACGTACTCTTCAACTTCTTGTTTTCCTCGGCTACCGCCTTGGCAAACTCAATCGCCTCTCTCTGCTCACGCAGTGCGCGTTCTTTCTCCCTGCGCTCGTCATGCCAGACTTTCTTCATCTGTTTCATGCGGGTTTTGACCTTGTCCGAATACTCTTCCATCTCATCGGCTTCAAGCTCCCGCACGATGTCTTCCGGCATGGGGCTCCGACCACGGTCTTCTTCCGGAGTGTCGTCCTCTACTTCTACCTGCGGCAGTACCGCTTCTTCACCTTCAACTTCAAACTCAAAATCATCTTTCTGGGGTTTAGCTACTGTGTTCATATATTTCTCCTAGGTTTTCGATGTTGTAGTTTTTATTTCTTTACCCACGGCTAATCCCCCTTGGGTCTTCCACAACACCTTCTACCGCATCGTCGTTAATAATCCGAAACTCCCGTCCGTGTATCTTCACACGGGTGCCTGCATGGGGTCTTACAAGGATAAAATCACCCTCTTTACACCATGCACCGCTTGGAAAGCGCCCCGAATCCTTATAACAATCCGGCCCCATCTTTATCACGAATAACACAGTAGTCAGTAATTCTTCATACTGCATCGTCTGGTTAGCCTTTGCTAACCCGCTATCAAACTTATCTTCAATCTCCGGTATACCGCATAAAATGCGATAACCAGAAGGGTCTGGTAGCTGCTTTGCTTTCTGCTCTGCCGTTTCAGGTAGAACCGTTACATCATCTATATTGTCGGGGTCTGCGCCGATTAATAAATCACTCATTTTCTTCCCTCTCCAGCCGTTCTGCGGTTTCGATAATCATGTTGTTTACGATGAGTAGCCCACGTATCACCCCACAGGTATATTTGTAATCCCCGTGTTCTTTGGCTTTACCTAAGCTAAGGTCATCTGCTAATGCTTTGCGCTCCTCTTGTATCCTCTGTGAAAGATACTGTAAAAGGTCGGTGTTCATTTATTCTCCTTCTGGTTTTTGTGGTGGTTGTGTAGCTGAACCGATACGGTCAGCCTCTTTTGCTGCCTCAAGTACCATTCGCATGGCGTCTTGTTTCTGTTTCGCTTCCAGCGCTGCCTTGTCTGTCGCTATTTTCGCGCCAACCTGCATACCTGCTATGCGCTCTTGCGAATTAATCCTCTCCTCTTCCAGCTCAAGCCGGTCAGCCTTCTCAGCCGCTTCAGCCATCGCCTTCTTTTCTTTCATCGTAACCTCGCGTTCCTTCAGCTCCAGTTCTTTCTGCTGCATTTGAACCAGCGGGTCTTGCGCCATCTGTTGCGCTTGCTGCTGTGCGGCTTCTGCTTGGTTTTTCTGAAGTAACTGCTGCGCTGCCATTGCTGCCAGACGAGAAATCTGAAGTTCTGTCTCTTCATCCATCTTGGCATCGGGAGCCGGATACGGAACACCCAACTGCTCTTCCAGTTGTTTGCGGTACTCAAACGCCAAATGCTCTGAAATGTGCGCGTTCATAGCCGCCATCATTGACTGTACTTGCGGGTTTTGTCCCATAATCTGCGCTATCTTCGGGTCTTGCATCGCAGACATATGGACTGTGATGTGCGCTTGGTGGTCTTGATATATGAACGCCTTGACAGGTTTGCTGTTCAATATGTTCATATTCTCAGACACCGGGTCTGTCGGTTTCTGGTCGTCGCTCATCGGAACAAGTTTGCTGGCTTCTTTGATTCCCAAAACCTCCAGCATCTGCCGGTGCAAATACGGCAAATCGTACAACTGGGGGGCACCTGCGGCCAACTGCATAACTGCTTGGTACTGTACTACTTTCTGCGCCATTGTTGCGGCGTTGGGGTCACTTACCGGTATAACTTCAACCAAGTCATAGTCCGACTTCTTGGCACGTGGTGTGCCTTCTTCCGGCTCGTAAGTGTATTCATCCGGCGTGTAGTCGCGGATGATGTCTTTTAGCAACTTAAACTCTTGCTTCATCGCGTAGTGGATTCGCGCCTGCACCGCACTCATTACCTTCAATGTGCGCTCAAGAATCGCCAATGTAGTGCCTACCGGAGACTCCGCAGACATATCGGATATTTTCAAATCAGCAGCACTAGCAAACCGCCTGCCTTCTTCCACGATGGTACCCAGCAAGCTATACAACACCTGACTCGGCTCTTTGTACGGCAGTGGCATGATGTTATCGCGCAACGTACCGGAACCCACATCCACATCGCGGAACTCTGCGGGGCTTATGGGCGTATCATCGCCTTTAACCCGAAGCCCTTTGGTTTTGAACCCACCGGGCAGATTCGATAACGTACCTGCATCGACTAGCTGGCGTATGAGAGAAGTGCCAGACTTAGCGAAAGCACCAATAAGATGTATAAGCCCAAAAGCGTAAAAGCCAAAACCGGGTATATACGAGTAATGAACAAAATGATTTCTTTTTTGCCTAGTTTCATCGTTCGGATTCCAGTTGCGACGGATAGCCAAAACTTCCATCGTGTTTTTCTCCAGCGTCACCACGTAGGGCAGCGCTATACCTGTCTCCTCGCCATCCTCATCCTTGTCCTCATACCCCGGCAGATTCAGATTGACGTGCATCTCCAACAGTTTAAACCGGTCGTCCGAGCTGGCGTTGAAGCCCATTTTCTCAGCTATCTTCTTGTCAACCTCATCCAGCGTATTGACCGGGTCACCCAAGTCCACATCACGGTAGAATCCCGCCGTCTGTAGCTTTCTTATCTCGTTGGGGGTCTTGCGCATGACGTGGGTTACACGCTCGGCAGTCTGAATATTAGAGGCTCCGTAAGGCACCACTACATCTTCCGCCGGTACAAATATAGCTACCTGCCGTTCAAACGACGGGTCGTAATACACCTTCTTGAACGCATTGCCTGATAACCCAAGGCCCCACAACATACGCTCATGTTCCGGGCGGTACTCCACCATATCGTCCGTGAGCTGGTGATTCATATCATCCTTGACGCGCAGTGCCGCATCACGCTTTTCCGGTGTTTCTTTGCCAATAATCTTGGTCTTGACAGGGCCCGCCGCTGGAAACGTCTCCATCATGGTTTCAGCTTGGAACTTGACCAGCGCTTCACTTAACAGCGGGTGATACACACCACATGCCCCGGGCCACGGCTCTGTACGGTCTTCTACTTTCAACCCCAGCAACTCAAGCCCGTCTACATATGTCTGTATCCAGTCCTTGCGCGAACTGATGTCGTCATCAAAGTCCCCTAACAAATCGCCCGCCAGCGTAGCCAACTCCTTAGCATCCATCTCATCAGCGAGGTTAGCACTGAAGTCATCCGAGGGTTCTTCTTTCTCCGGCTCGAGATTAATCTCCATGCCGTCCATACCAATAGTCACCCCTTCCGGGTTCTCAATCTCAATCTCAAGGTCAGGGGAGTCGCCCTCGCTCAACCCAATCAACCCCATCGGGGCTTGGTTCAGCGCCTTATCTATACTGTTCGTCGCCATCTGTTATTTCCTTTAGTAGTAACCCTGTACTTTACGCCGTCTGAAATAATCGAGTTCATCCGGCGCATCCAGCGATGTGCCGATATACCCACCCTTGCGGAACCTCATCAACGCCAGCGACACACTATCCACGTAGTCATCATGTTCACCCGCCGGGAACGCCGCTACCTCATCTATGACTTCTTCCGCCCACCTTGTCTCAGGTGCCCATACTCTACCACTTGCAAACACATCTGACACGGCATTTAGCCGACTTATCTTGTCCTGCCCCTTACTGGGCGTGAACTCTTGCACCGGTATGCCCATCGACCGCATCTCGTATATCAGCGGGGCCCCGGACGCCTTCTTCTCAATTATCACCCCGTCCGGCTTCCAGTCCTTATACTGTTCGATGGCAACCTGCTTCAATCGCGGAAACTCCATCCTCTCCCGGAACGCATTTAGCAGTATGATATTGGCCTGTGCCTTGCCCGTCGAGTCAGGATGGTAAAACACCCCCCATGTGGTTAGCGCAGAGTAGTCAGCCCGGTTGCCCTTCTCGAACGCCGTATCCCATGCCATCAACACGAAGTCGCACTGCGGGGGCCTGTCTTCTTCCCAGAGCTGCCACCATTCCCGTTTAACGATAGCCGCACCTTCTGATGTGGGGTTCTGCTGGTACTGCGCCATCCATTTACTGTTGGGCAACTCCTCCCGCAACACCTCCAACTCCTTCAACGACCAAAACTCCGGCCACAGCGGATTGCCCGACGGCAGTATCGCTGGGAACTCAATCACTTCCCACTCATCTCCACCCCGCTGCGCCTCGGCTTTGAGCACTTGCCCTACCAAATCTCGCTGCGACCACCTAGTAGCGACGATAATAATAGCCCCTCCCGGTTGCAGACGCTGTCTCGGGCCTGACGTATACCACTCGTAAGTCTTGTCGTAGATGTCCGGGCTGGTTTCCGCCAGCGCCGCTTCCTGTTCTGAGTGTGGGTCGTCAATAACCAGCAAATCAGCACCTTTACCCGTTACCGCACCGCCCACACCGATAGCAAAATAGTCACCACCCTTGTTAGTTGCCCATCTTCCCGCTGCTTTTGAGTCACTTTGCAGGGCCACACCGGGAAAAATGTCCGTATATACCCCCATATCCACCAAATTTCGCACTTTTCGACCAAAACCTACCGCCAATTCTGCCGTATGGGAGGTTTGAATCACCTTTTTATGCGGAAATTTACCCAAAAACCACGCGGGGAGTAGGTAAGAAGCAAACTCGGACTTCGTATGACGAGGGGGCATATTAATAATGAGTCGTTTGCACTTGCCCGCCGCCACCCTCTCGAACGCATCTGCCATCTTTATGTGGTGCCTACCGGATATAAACGTGGGCCACACCGCCTCAACGAACTTCAGAAACTTGGTTTGCGCCAGTTTGCGCCGTTTTAACTCCTCGAGCTTCTCCAACTCCGCCAACAACTTCTCTTTTTCTTGCAACGACAGCAACGGCAAAATAGCAGGTATATCTTTTAGTGATACATTCTCCAGCAGTTTTGAAGTATCTGTGCTGCTCATGTCGTTTCGAGGTGAGTGGGGGTAAAGGTTGGGGTAGTTAATGTCGTTTCGAGGTTGGTACGGGTTGTTGGTTTAGTCTCGAACTTATCAAGTGCTGTTAAAGCTGTTTCGGAGTCGTTTTTCTCCGTTTCTTCCTTTTCCGGCACATCGACAAACACACCGAGCTCTTCATCTATATTGGCAGTCAGTGGTGTGATGTCTATGACGTTGGCATTGAGCAGTCGTTTGACACGCTCGTTGATGGCCTTTTCCAAATCTTCGGGGTTCTTGTAGTTAATGGTCACTTCGGAGCGTTCAGTGAATATACCTATATCACTGTGCTTACCCAGCAGCTCGAGGGCTTTTAACTCGTACTTTGTATCCCCGCAGTTGGCAATCTCCAACAACTTGTTTGTAATTGCAGACCGGGCCTTGGCCGCATCCACCGCCAGAGACTCCCCGTAAGCACGGATAAACGCCGCCGCTGCGAACGCCACCGTGGGGGTACGTATACTATTATAGTTGGGGTCGTCGTCTTTCCCCTTCTTGCCTTTGCTTTTCAGCACAGCTTCAATCAGGGCTTTCTCGCGGGGTATGTCTTCTTCGGCCAGCTCGGGGAACTCCGCACCGAGGGCTTTTTGTAACTCGACCGTATTCCCGGCAACCGCCATCTCCTCAAGGAACGTGGCAGGCATGTCGTCCTTTAT